TTAAATGATACTGCACTAATTTATAGTACTTATGCAAATTACGATTGTAACGGTAATTTTTACGGAACTTTAACTAACTATTTAGGTTCTAATAATACACCGTTTTATAATTCGCTTCGTATCTTTGGAACTGTTGAGTTTTTTGGCGATACTGAAGCGATAACAGAAAATGACAGAAATGTAGTTATTAGTAAAGATATAACAGAAAATTACGGCATTATTTCGGGCGCTGTGCCACCGTTTTACATTAAGTTACTACAACAAGCTGTGAGAGGCAATTACGTAACTGTTGATGGTGTGCAGTATCAAAACTTTAGATATGATTCTAAACCTGAAGATAACCGTATGTTTTTGTTAGATTTGTCATTTGACAAAAAATGTCGATTAGATAACAAACAATGTAGATGAGGTCGTAATTCATTTACAAATATTTAAAAACAAAAAACATGAATATTTCTTTTATAAATGGGTTTTTGGGCGCGTTCGGTGTTTGCCCGCCTTGCATAGACGAGGATAATGCCCCTAACTACTTATGCGACCCTTGCGATTCAACTGTTTATTCAGGTGGTATTGCTGGTTGGTTTGCAAAAAAATGTAACTACGAATTTGCCGATATTACAGATTCAACTGAATGGGAAACTGCAATAGCTGATAAAAACGTTTTTGGCCGCGTTAACGGTTCACGTATTAGCGGTGGTTTGCCTGCACCTGAATTTACTACTAAAAAGCGTGGTAGCTGCGGTCAGGAGGAGGTAGTAAAACAGTCGCGTGTTGTATCACTAACTGATGCAGAAAATGACCTAACATTTACGATTGATGCGCTTTACAATTTCCTATCAAATCCTGCTAAAGCTGCTGGTTATGAATTTGGTTTTGTAACTTGCGATGGTCGTTTTTTAGGTTGGTATTCAAACGTAACTGTTAGACCGTTCTATCAGATTGCAGAAACTGACGAAGATGATGCATACTGGACCGTTGAATTTAGATACAATGAACAGTTAGGTACATTTAGCCAATTATCTTTAGACTTCTTGCTGACATTGCCTTATAACGTTTGTTGGGTTACTTCAATTGTTGTAACAGGTACTGGTAACGTTACTACTGTTGGCGATGGTCTTACATTGCAAATGCTTGCAGCTATTCTGCCATTAAACGCTACTGATGCTACTGTTACATGGTCAGTTGTTAACGGCACAGGTACGGCAACTATTAGCAGTGGTGGTTTGCTTACTGCTACTGCACCGGGTACTGTTACTGTAATTGCTACAGCTAATGATGCTTCGGGCGTAACTGGTTCACTTGTAATTACAATTACACCATAGTATTTATAAGGGCGGTTATATAATGTAGCCGCCCTATTTAAAATCAAATAGAATGAACATAGAACAGTTTTACGAATTTTTAAATACTGTAAATGCTACAATACTAAATCCGCCTGTACACCCATTCAAAGCGGATTGGAAGCGTATTTATGAAAGCATTAAGCCTCACTTTTACGGTGAAGTGCCGCCCGCGTTAGATAAAGCATTTCCAAATGAAGATGAACAGATATTAAACTATCGTAAAAATACATATCAGCCTAAAACAGAATCGCCATTGGTTAAAGCAATAACCGAACTGCATAGGCTGTTAAGTTCAGCTAAGCATTCTGTTAGGTTTGAAAATATGGACATGCAGCAATTTGCCGAAAATGAAAAGTTTGGCGAAAATACTTTGCAGTCTTTTGTATTTTCTGTTTTTATTCCGAACCGCGTACTTGATCCGAACGCCGTTTTACTTATCGAACCTAAAGGAGAAGGTATTGAAACAGATAACGTGCGCGTTAATGTAGATATGAAAGTAATACAGTCTGATAGGATTGTTTTTAATGACCCTGAATACAGACTTCTAATATATAAAGGCATATCAAAAAATAAATATGCTACCTTAGGTATTGAAAACCCGCTATACTATCACATTGTTACCGATATGTTTTACGCTCAGGCGCGAAGCTATGGTGATAAAACAATGTTTGAGGTTATTTATGAACACAACAGCGGTATTATGCCGTGGGTAACTTTAGGCGGTCGCGTTGTACCTAAATATGATAGTTATGGCAATACGTTTAAAATTTATAAGTCTGATTTTAGCCCTGCAATACCGTATCTTAATGATGCTGCTATATTTGACAATCAGCATAAATCGGTTATGCTTGCGACATGCTTCCCTATTAAATTTGTTGAAGGGGTTGATTGTAACAGTTGCAATGGTGTGGGCCGCGTTCCAGACCCAAATAACTACGATAATAGCATAACTTGTAAAACTTGTCACGGGCACGGCAAAGTGCTAAGTATAACGCCATTGGCAGCGTATAACTTAAACCCAACGACTTCGAAGTTTGGCGATAATGATAAGCAGCAAGTTGAACCAATACGTTATTATAGCCCTGATGTTAGCACTATTCAAGAAACTAACAAGGTAGCTTCTGAAGCATTAGGCAAAGCAGAACAAGTGCTAAATATCAATCGCAGTTTAAAAGCTGCACAATCGGGCGTGGCTAAAGAATTAGACCGCGAACCTGAATATATTGAAGTAGGTAAAATTAGCGATGATGTTTATGCGCGTTATAAGGATGTTTTGCGTATTATTCAGGCCATTGTGTTTATGGATACTGAAAGTGCGATAATGGTTAACCCGCCAATCAGTTTTGACCTTAAAACCGAAACTGAACTGATGGCAGAATTTGCACTATCGCAAAAAGGTTTGCCAACTGCTATTAGATACGAATCATATATAAGCTATGTTGACCGCCGTTACAATTCTGATGCGATAGCACGCCAAATAGCTACCATTTGCGCAATGTATAACAGCGCCTATCTTTATACAGTAGATGAACGTGTAAATTTGTTAGCATCTGGCCAAATAACAGAAAAGGATGCAATTAGCGCTCAGTTTGTTTTTGATGCTGTTACAGAATTGTATTATGATGAAGGCTTTGATATTATGAATAATGATTACACAGCTATTAAAAATGCAATTGATGCAAAGTTAGCACCAAGGTTTGATGCCGTTGCAAGTAATGTAATACCCGAAGTTAATATGGATGAGTTTAATAATTCAGATAATTCGGATGATTCAGATAATGATGAAGATAATAACTAATGGATTTCAATAAACCCGAACGAATTAACGACAAAGCATTAGAAATTTTACAAAAGCGGTTTAATAAAGTAGAACCGAAATTTGTAAAACAGGTCGTTGATTGGATAAATAAGTTTAGAACGACATCTGGCAATTTAGTAAGGTCTAAAGAAAACATAGCGCGTTTAAGTTCATTTAAAACTGCTGTTAATAGGTTTTTAGAAAAGGCTGGATATAATGTAATGGTTTCGGCTTTTTTAGAAAACTTTGACGAAATTGGCGCTAATACACAACTTGCGCAACAAGAATTGAACGGCATTGATATAACAAAAAGTTTTTTGAATCCATTTAAGCGCTATGCTGTTAATAATGTAATAGCTGCAATGCAAGGTCAAGGATTAAATGTAAATCTAATAAACCCGCTTAAAAATGAATTGTTAATTGCAGTAAATCAGGGTAGCAGTTTAACAGATGTTGTAACTTCAATTGCAGGACAATTAACAACAACTGAAGCGCGGCAAGGCGTTTTAAAAAGAATTAGTTTGCAGGCCTCACGCGATGCGTTATTACAATATGATGGTGTAGTTAATGAAGCGGTGCGAAAGTCTTATAAGATGGATGCTTTGCTATACGTTGGTTCTATTGTTAAGGATAGCCGCGCACAATGTGAACGATGGGTACAAGAAACAAAAAACGGCAAATTAGGTTTGATATTATTTGAAGATTTGCAAAGCGAAATTGATTGGGCTGATAATAACGGTACAGGCATGATACCCGATACAACGCCTGAAAACTTTTGTCAGAATCGCGGCGGTTTTAATTGTAGGCATATCGCTTACCCAGTACGATCGCAAAACTATATTAAAAAATAACACATGAAAAACTTTCAAAAAATACTTAAAGACCGCGGTTATTATAGCGGTGCAATTGATGGCATAGTTGGGCCATTGACACTTACAGGTGCAAAGCAATGGATTGATGCGGAAATGAATATAAGAGGATGGGTAAAGCCTGTAAATGATTTAGTTTGGATTCGCACCGACCAATCATTTGATAATAAGTTTGCAGATTACTGCATCAGGTTTAATAACCGCATCGCCGACATGATTTTACCATGTAGCACTACACCCGGCGATTTCATAGTATTTAATCCGCTTACGGTTGGCGGCATTACAGGTAGCGCGGTTGCATGTGAGCAGCAAGTGATAGCATCGCATAAGTTTGTTACTGCACGTGATTGGAAGCACCTTTGGTTGAATGCTCCGTATTTTTTTCAAGCGGGTGCAATAGAAATTTTCCGCGATAATACACGTGACCGCAAATTAGATAAGGCAGTTAAAACTAAAGGTTGGTACGGCATCAACTTTCATCGTGGCGGCATCGGTCATGCTGTTGATAGTTGGTCAGCTGGTTGTTTAGTTGTTCCTGATGCGCGATGGTTCGAAGCTATCAAAATATTTCAGCCTAACCAACTTATTAACTTTACACTAATAGAATTATAGCATGTTAGTAATAAAAGCAAAGCATAAAACAAACGGTACTGAATACCAATTTACCCCCGCGCAATGGTATACCGAACAGCAAACAGGTAATTATAACTATCTCGGTACTATTCACGTATCAGAACCAGCGCAACCAATTCAAAGAGCTATTACACCACCTAAACGCGGCTGCGGCTGCGCAAATAAACGTAGATAATATGCCAAGATTTCACAAATTTGTAATTCAACTTGAATACAATGAAGAACCGTTAAAACTTGAGGAACTTCAAAAAGATTTTGATGAAGCTGTTAAAATTGAAGACTACAAAGCAGCGGCAAAAATCAAAAAACAAATAGATGAACATCTAAACACAAATAAAGAAACTGAATTTGTTCTTGAACTTGAAGACTATTGTTATATTGATCTTGATGAAGTAGCAACATTCTATAAATCTGAATGGGATGATGGCGAAAAATTTACTAAGGTTATTTTAAAAAGCGGTTTTGAATTGCCGCTAAGTATATCATTCGAAGATTTTACTAAATTTTTTTTTAACATAAACACACATGGATAATTTAATAATTAGCGAAGAATATCAAAAAAGTGATAATGTAACATTATGCCATTTATGTTTAAAATCAAATGTGCATGTAGTAGGTGTTTTTATTGTTGATGAAAATATTTACGATTTTGAAACATGTAAAAAATTTGCTAAAAAAGATGCTATACATAGACTTGAAAGATTAAAATCTTATACATCATGTTATGAAACTATATTTGGTATCTATAATTCAAATTTAGAAAATTTAAAATTATTTAACGTTTAAACACACATGAAAATGCTTGACAAATTTGTAGAAAAATTGGGTATTGAACCCGAACTAATTTCAAAATTAGAATCAAATGAAATTACATTAGATGAAGCCGTAACGGGTTATGTATCTAAAATTGAACGTACTGTACAGGAACGTTTAGGCAAACAGATTGAAGAAGCTAAAAGCGCTGAACTATTTGGCGCTGCTTATGCAAAAACAGAAAAACAGATTGCTGATGCTTTTGCGATTGACCTAAAAAAATATGAAGCAATAGATAAAAAAGATAGGTTTAAAACTATTGTATCTGATTTAAAGAATAGCCAAGTCGAAATGATTGAAAAGCTAAAGCAAGAATACACATCTGCTGATGCTCAAAAGTTGCAACAGCTAACGCAACAACTTGAATTAGCTAACGCAAAGCTAAATGAAAAAGAAATGCTAATGCAGCAAGCTATTAAAGAAGAACAAGGCAAATTTCAAAGCTACATCAAGAATCAGCAAATAGATAAGGTGCGCGGTTCATTAGTTGAATCTGTAAAAAATGCACGTTTAGCGCCTAAAGAAATGCGCGCAATTTTAGAAGCCGAAATACGTGAGCGCGGTTTTGATTTTGAAATTGATTCTGATAGTAACATATGGGTTAACAAAGATGGTAACCGCGTAAAGCATCCATCTAAGCCAACGGAAAACCTAAAGTATGAAACGCTATTTGAAATTATTGCAGCTGAATACAATTTTGAAAAGCAAAGTAACGGCGGGCAAACAAAAAGTTTTGAAATTGATGAAAAAACAAAAAGCGGTATTCATCCAGCGCGATTAAAATACATGCAAGATAATGGTTTAATTTAGTTTGTAAGTTTGGTTTAAAGTTTGTCAGAGGCAGTTCGAAAGGGCTGCCTTTTTTAGTGCAAAATATTCTATAAAAAATTTATAAAATTATTTATTTTAAAACATCTTATCTTTGCAGTAACGACCTCTCACAAAATAGGGTGCTGCGGCACAGAAAAAAAAGTACGCACGGCAGCGTGGAAAATGCCAAAGAAAAAACAATTTTTTATATTATTAAATTACAATAAATGTCAACTATAAAACTCGCTGATGCGTGGAAAATTATAGACATATCGCTGAATAATAACAGCGGAATGCGTTCTATGCCTTCACCAAACATCGGTCTTTTGCAATTGCTTGTAAGTGCGGCTAATAAGTCAGCTTCACAGGTAAAACTCGGCAACGTACAAGCTGTTGAGCAAGGTAACGGTAAAGTGTACAAAGTTGCACGCCGTTTTTTTCCACGTCTTTCTGAATCTAACGCTATAAGTTTAGAATATTGCCCAACTGATGGTGATGTTGTTAAGCCGCTTTATGATGAAGTAGAAATTACTAACAAAACAGTTTCTCAAAAAATTAAAATTGATGATGAACTGATTCGTTGTATTAAAGAAAGCCGCGCTGATTATCAAAACAGCTATGTTAATGAAGTTCTTAGAAACCACATTAACAAATTAGGTAAAGAAGTTGCAACGGTTGTTGCTAACGGTGGTTTTGTTGGTTCATTTGTTAAATGCGATTGTGCTGACCCTGCTGTTACTTCTAAATCTTTGCCTTTGTTCCTTAGTTCTGGTTTAGGTATCAATCCTGTTGGTGAATCTATCTTAGATAGCGACAGAAAGCAAGCTGAAATTGAACAACAATTGATTTTGGTTGGTGGTACTTTGCTTGACCAATACCGCAAAGCGCGTGTTATTGCATCTGGTAACGATAATGGTTTTGATGCATCTTTGCTTGAAATCACACGTTCTATCTACTACGATACTAATTTGCCAGCTGCATTAGGTAATACAAGCGATATTATTGCAATGGCACCGGGTGCGCTTCAACTTGTAACTTACGCAAAGAACAAAGGTCAGTTTACTTATGACTTTGAAGACCAAATGCGTACTACAGTTGTTGACCCATGGTTAGGTATTGAGCATGATGTTGTTATGTCTTACGTTAAATGTAATGACGAAATTGAACTATACATTCAATTCGCTACTAACTGGGCGGTAGTTGGTATGCCTAAATGCTGGGCAGTTAACGACTGTTTATTTGATGGTGTACTTGATGTATTTAAATATCAAGTTGTTTGCGCTGATACAGGATATTGCGACATTGAACCAGCTTGCGGTTTTGTTGCTGCACCAAATGCAACTGATGCAACATTCTGCGAATCTGCTGATGCTTGTGAAGTAGCATGTAGTGCTTTGTTCTATTCAAGAGAAGTTGAAGTTGAGCAATTTGAAGGTATTGAAGTTGATGTTACTGATGCTATTGCAATTCAAATTAACGGCTTACCATTCTCAGTTGGTGGTACTTTTGATACAGGTACTTCGGGCGGTGCTAATGGCTTTGTAGCTGCTGCACAGGCTGCACTTGCAAGTGTAGGTTCTATTTACACAGTTGCAGGTGGTTGGGATGGAACAGCATTAACAATCTATGTTTTAACTAATGATACAGTTACATCGGTTGTTATTGTTTCTGCCACAACTACAGATGTTGCGCTTACTGTTTCTACTGAAACACTTTACAATGTTTATAGTGCTTCAACGCCTTCAACAGGTGCGACACTTACAAACCTTGACTGGGTTTTAGATTCAAATTCATTTGATGGTGCGCCTACTGCACAAATTTTAGGCGAAACAAATGTATATGGAACTTATAGCAATTTCTACACAACAAGTACTAATACAGGTGCTGCACAGCTTATCATAACTGATAGCGCTGCATGCAACGATACTTTTAACGGTACAATTTAGTTTTAATGATTCGGGGGCGGGAAACCGCCCCTTTTTAAAATAAAAACACATGGTAAACTATTCAAAAAAAATAGCACAGGCATTAACAATAATTCGTAAATATTATAGCGCGGTAAATGTACAGCGTACAGATAACGAAGATGTTGTTTATTTATTCGACTATTCAACACAAAAGAAAACAATAGGCAGCATAAAGATTAACAAGGCTGTTGAAAAGGCTGTAAAGCAAAATGATTTTCCAAAGGATATTTATTATTCAGAAGGTTTATTATCTGTAATTAAAATAGAAGAAAATGTACAACAACCCGAAACCATCGAAGCCGAAACCATTGAAGCCGTTGAAACCGAAAAAATAGCCGAAACTGAAAAGCCAAAAAAACGCGGTCGCAAAAAACAAACTGAATTAGATGCTGAATCTTAATACACCTAATTGCTTAGATAATTATATTATATCATTGAACGGCTGCTATCCTGAAGGTACAGTTCCGACAAGCGGTTATTATTTAGAAAATCTTGAAGGGTTAACTATAAATAATGTTGCAGCGGTTAGTAGTGAAGCATTGGTTTCAGCTACAGAAACAGTACGCGAAAAGATGTATTTTGCTGCTGATATTGTAGAAAAGCGCTTAAAGGCCGTTTTAAATGCGCGTGGTATAAAGCTAAATAGCATT